TGACTGGGGCGAGAGCGGCCCAGCGCCCGGTGTCATGGGTATAGGGGAGACAGTGCTCGAACAGCGCCGCGCAGGTTTCCTCGCGGGTGAGGTCCTCAAAGCGGACGGACAGGACGCCGGGCAGACGAGCCTCGATCTGGTCGAGCTTGCGGTCATGCCTTTCCAGCACCGCCCGCAACTCATCGCGATCAAACGCGCACCCGGGGATGCGCATCAGGCTATCGACCACTTCGGCAACTGGCCGGCGGATCGTGGCAACGCGCACCCCCTTGGGCAGCATGCGCCACCATGAGGCCGCGGCGGTCTCGATAGTGCCGGTGCAGGGCTGCGCGAACCATGCGTCCACGTCGCCAAAGCTGCGCAGGTGGCGCACTTCCTCGTGAGCGCAATGCCAGTCGCCATAGGACAGGAAATGCGACAGCCAGGCTGTGCGCGAGCGGGGCAGAGCGAAGATCACGAAACCCTCACCCGCCGAACCGCCGATCACCCCCTTTCGGTTAGGGCGCGAAGCATCGGGGCCAGATGACCCGTGCGCTTCCATCGGTGCAGGATTGTCGTGCATCAGACCCCAGACGGCTTGAACGCGCTGCCTGTCTGGAGTGATCGTTCCGGGGCGCAGGCCGGAACCGCTTTCGCGTCACGCCGTCGACCTTAGCGCAATCACGCCGCGTATTCAACACCGCTGGCGACGAGTGTAATCGCCGTGCCTGCCGACGCCAGTGCCTGCAGGGTGCCGCCGCTCTCGATCCACTGCCCGATCGCGCCAGGCGGAACGAAAGTCTCCCCGGGCGCTAGTGACTTGGCCGAGACGATGCAGTTGGTATCGTCCGCTGCCCCCCCTGATGGCACCAGATGCACAGTCGCCGTCGCCGATGACCCGCTGGTGTTGGTCAGTGCCAGCGCGTCAATCCGCGCCTTGACGTTGGTCGCGGTGTAATAGGTTGCGGCGCTGGCGGTCAGCTGCGAGCCGGCAATAAGGCGAGTGGGGACAATGGCCATATCAGGCGATCCGCTTCCACATGTAGACGACGATATAGGGCTGGACGACTGAGGTCGCCGAACCGGCGAAAGTGCCTTGGGTGACGCTGTGGCTCAGGGTCGGGCTCTCGTTCGAGGTCGCGCCGGTGACCACCACATCAGTTCCCGCGCCAGACTGGACCGCTGTGGCGCCGGTGACGGTGTGGGTATGGTGGGCATGATCCGCCACCGCCGTACCGCTGATCGTGCCCGCAGCTGCGACAGTCTTGGCGCCGCCGGTCTCCTCCGCCGTGTCAAAATCCGTATCGCCGCTATCCTGCCCGACCATCACCCGCCCGGCGCCGAACGCCTGCCATGTGCCAAACCCGAGCAGGTCGAGCGGGTTGGTTTCCACGGTCGATATGAATACGGCGCCCACGGGCCATGCCGCACCGATATCGCGGGCCGGCGCGGGGGGCTCACCCAGAAACACGGCATCCTCGAACGGGCTCGACGGGCCGCCGACCGTGCGCTGGATCGCGACGAAATAGCGATACCATTCGGGTGTGATGGCTCCGGTGCTGTCGATCAGCGCCGTGCGGGGCGGGTTGACGGCAAACCCGGCCATCTAGCGAATATCCGCCCAATAGGAGATCGCCAGCCGGTAGAACGGGTCGGTCATCACCAGTTTGATCTGGCGCGCACGGAACTGGCCGAGGCGCCGCCATACCGCCCGCGCGCGATAATCGCCAAGCTGCCCCGCCGAGCGCCACAGGCTGTTTGACCACAGCCGCCCGCCGTCGTCGGAGTAGCTGAGCATGATCTGCGGATCGGTGACATCGCCATTGCCGCCGCCAGTCTCGACTGTCACCTCAAAGGCATACATCGTCACCCGCTGCCGCCCATATTCGAGGGTCGGCAGGCTAATCTCGACGCTGATGGTGTTGCCGTTCTCGGTGTGAACGTCATTCGACGGGACGTAGAGGTTCCCGTTCGCCCGATCCGTCAGAAGCGTCCGGCCATAGGCATCGATCGCGCCATTGCAGCGCCAGATGTCCGAGTCCCACGACTTGCGCATGTGCCAGGTGCCCGTCGCGTGGTCATAGACCGCGGTGCCGGCATCGCATTCCAGCACGTAGAACTTGTGCCCCTCCATCGAGTAGGTCCACCCCCGGGCATAGGTGGCGCCGCGCAGCAGATATTCGATGGCATGGGTCGAAACGCGCTGGGGCTGATAGCCATTGAGCAGGTAGACCACGCGGTCATCGCCCACGAAGGTCACCGAGTTGTCGATCTTGACTGCGCTGTTGGCGTCGAAAATACCCCGCTCGATGAAGGCGTTGCCCTGGCGCTCGAATGGGAAGTCAGCCGCGCCCGAGTTGTAATAGATCTCGGTCGTCTGCGCCCCGAAGAACAGGATTTCGCGGTGGCTGTTGATCACGCCTTCGACATCGTCCGGCGCTCCTTCGACCGACGCGATATCGGCGCCGTCATAGGTCAACGCGTCGTCGAGCCCGGAAATGATGAACTGCTCGGAATTCTGCACCGTCCACAGGATGTAGCCGTCGATGTAGATCACATCCGAGACCGAGAACGGCACTGGCGTCTGCAATGACCCACCAGACCACACATAGCCGGTGCCGTTGACCGCGATGCACACCTCGGTGTAATTGCAGGCAATCCCGACCGGCCCGGTCCCGGGGATGGCGCCGAGCGCGGTTGCCGTGCCGTTCGATGCCACCGAGTAGAGCGTGCCGCCCGAGACCATATAGAGCACGCCGCCGCAGACCACATGGCCACGATAGGGGCCGTCGCCGACCGTGGCCCATAGGGTGAGGCCGGGGGTCGCCATCACGGCAAAATCCTCGCGCTTGTCGCCGTCCGCCTTCTCGGCATAGCAGTTCACCAGCGCCGCGCCCGACCAGTTGAACGAGCGGCCCTGGCTGTATTGCAGCGCGGGCTTGAGTTGCTGCATCAGCGATACTCAGGCTGCATGTGGAGGCTGGCCGGCTCGGTGTCCCATGCCTCGATCGCGGCCCGGTATTGCGAGGCGCGCACCGCGATTTCCTGCCTGATATCGGGCGCCACGCCATATTTGAGGGCGAGCTGCTCGGCCAGCGAGTAGGAGAGGGCGAGCAGCCATTCCTGCGGCAGGTCGGCATCGTCGGCGCTGCTGTCGAAGTCCTCGATCGTGCGCAGGTAGGAGAGTTTGAGTGTGTAGGCGCTGGCAGTGGCGGCCGATGGCGTCGGCCACAGGTAGAGCGTGCCATCGGCGCGCTGCGGATCGTAATAGAACGCGGTCGGGATGCTCTCGGAGCCCTTGTTGGGCATGTCGAAATATTCCTGCCGCGACCATTCGTTGAGCGGGGTATCGCTGCCGCTGGCGGTGTTGTGGCGGCGGACCTCGAGAACACGGGCCGGCTTGGGGGTGAGCGCATAGCTGGCCGTGCTGGCGGTCAGTGTGACGTCGCGTTCGGTGCGCAGCCACAGGTGATCCTTGGCTCCGCCCGCCTTCACGAGCAGGTTGAGCGAGCGCCGGGCCCGAACGTACTGGTCGGCGGTGATCGTCTCGCCTTCCGAGCCGATCCCGCAGATATCGAACGCCTCTTCGATGATCTCATTGGCGACGAGGTTGAAATTCGTCGACCCAGACGTACTCATGGCAGCGGCTCCCACTTGTTCAGCATGATCGCCCGCTTGAGCTTCTCGTCGGCATGGGCCTGCGCGATCGGGATGGACTGGCGCACTTCACCGTACTGGACCAGTTCATAGGCACTGCCGTCATCGGAAAGGCGGCCATGGATGCGCCCCTCTCTCATAGGTCCGCCGGCGTGATCGTGCCGGTGATGAAGGTGTCGGCCTGCTCCGGCCTGGCCATCCGCACCGCGCGGTTGTCGGGAATGCCGCGCACGAAGTCCTGAGGATTGCGCTTGTCGAGGAAGCGGGGCAGCACCATTGCGCCATCCCACTGCCTGACGAGTTCATCCGCGTAGCATTTGAAGCCACTCGCATCGCAGATTGCGATCTGGCGGACACGCTCGTCAGGCATGGGACGAACCCCTTAGGAGTCGACGGCCGGAATGACGAACCCGGTGGCGCCGACCACGCCGGTCACGCGGTTCTCGAAGGCAGCGAGCGCCACGGTCGTGGTGAACAGTTTATCCGCCGTGGTGGTCAGGGTCTGGACGCGGTTGTTGGTCACGAAGCCCGTCGAGGTGGTGCCGCCCACGTTGATCAGCGAACCGTTCGCCGTGGTGGTGTTCTTGCGATAGCCGATGTTGCTGTCCGCGAGGAAGTTGGTCAGCACGCCGGCCGTCACGGTGATCAGGATCGCCGCGTCGACGGTGGTCACCTGGGTGATCTGGTTGCCCGAGAGGGTGCATGCGTCGATGTCGTTGGCGGTCAGGACGAACGAGTTGACCGAGGTCGTGCCGAGCGAGTTCCACACGCAGCCGGTGATAGTCAGCCCGTCGACGGTGTTGGCAGCGCCGGTCGATTTCACGACGTTGAGGAAGTCGAGCACGCCCGAGGTGTCGTAGAAGCCGCAATTCTGCAGCGTGAACCACTTGGCGGTGGTCAGCGTGAAGCACGCCGCGATCGACAGGAAGTTGGCGAAGAACTGCACATTCTGGATCGACACGTTGGCCGCCGTGACGTTGATCGTGGCGGTGTTGGCGGTGTCGAGCGTGAACTTGGGGCGCAGCGAACCCGACCCGAGGCCGATGATCGCAAGACCGGCGACGTTGAGGGTGAGCGCCGTGGCCGACGACACGGTTTCGGCATGGCCCGGCTTGACGATCAGGATGTCGCCGCGGCTTGCACCGCTATCGGCGGCAATCGCGGTCAGCGCGCCGGCCAAGGTCGAGAATGGGCTGTTGTAGGTGCCCTTGTTGCTGTCGGAAGCGCCGCGGTCGCCCTTCTGGAGGGTCGTGGCATTGCCCAGCCACCAGACGCGGCCGGGATTGGTGACGCTTATCGGAACGCCGCGGATCGTGACGCCCTGGGGGAATCCGCCGGGATAGTTGGAAGCAGGCATATCAAAGTCTCCTGTGAACCCCGATGGGGCCGCAAATGGGAAAGTCACAGTTCGCTTGGGCCAAGGCCCCGAACCATCCGCATTTGCCTAGGAGACGCCAGCACGCGGTCTTGCCGGCCCATCCTGCTTATCATGGCCTCCCGCCAATGAAAAGGCCCCCGGAGCGAACCGAGGGCCTTCCCAAGCGGCGAGGGGAGGCGCCGTTACTTGTACGTGACGAAGCCGTGAATGTCGGTACTTGCGCCGGCCGTGGTCGGGATGGCGATGTCATCCGTGGTGAACTGCCACGAAATACCGGTGGCGAACGCCCCGCCCATGCCCGAAAAGTCGATCATGACGCTGGCATTGGGCGGCAGGGGGATAGTCATCACCGGGGTGTCGGTCGACAGCGTGCCAGCCGTCGCCTTGTTGTAGATCTGCAGGTAGCGGATCGCCGCATTGGAGTTGGTCAGCGTGGCGGTGTAGAGCTGCCCCGCACTGGCCTTGATCACGCCGCTGGTCGCGCCGATCAGCCGGGCGATCGACAGGCCACCCGAAGTGACCGGCTTGGGCACGGTGAAGGTGCCGGTGGTGTCGCCGCGCATGAGCTGGATCGCCGCGCCGTCCCACACGTAACCCAGCGAGGCGTATCCTAGTGCGCCCCCGTTATCAGCCCACGGGAGGGTGACGTAGGGCTGGCCGACAAAGCTGGTCGCAAGGGTGGCCTGCCCGGTGTTGACGACCACGAGGCCGCCGTTTGTGCTAAGCGGAAGGGGGGCAACGTTACCGCCCTGGCTGCCGCCCACAAGGACCGGGTTGCCCGCAACCGCCGCGCCCGTAGCCGCAACGCCCTGCACCCGGGCCGACGAGGTGCCGGTCGCGCCCGCCATGGTGACCTTGATGTTACCTGCCGAGTCCATCTGCGGCTTGGCAACCTGCGCATCGGTCAGCGTGATGCCTGCCGAGCGATACTGTCCAACGCTCATGTGCGATTTCCCGTCATGAAAGGGTAAGGGGCGGGACCGAAGCCCCGCCCGTTACCGTCAGGCGCCCTGCGAGCCGAACAGGCTGCGCCAGTCGGAGCAGCCCACCGAATACCGCTCGTACGCCTTGTACTTGAGGTTGTCGGTGTCGAAGTCGCCGTCGTTCTTGAACTCCGCCTCGACGCGCTGGAACAGCTTGAGGCCTTCCGGGGCGTTGGTGCGGATGAAGAACGCGTCGGTGTCGGTCAGGTAGTGGTTGACCTTCACCCCATCCGGGAACGCCCCCATCGAACGCAGCGCATTGATCGCGTTGTTCGCGGTGTCGTTCTGCTGGACCGACTTCAGGATGCGGGCCGCCTCGAACTGCAGCTGCACCGGGATGATCAACGACTTGGCCTGGAGCGAAATGCGCAGACCGCGCGAGTTGGTCGCCTGGCCGATCAGGACGACAAGGTCTTCCAGCGCCGCCTCGGAAAGGTCGGCGTCGGTCGACATCTTGTTGGCCTGGTTGCCGGCCAGCGTCGGGTGCGCCGTACTCAGGAGAGCCGCGGCGTCGCCGATCGGGTACGAGGTCGAGAACGCCCGGTTGTAGAGGTTCGCGACCACGTTTTCCTTGGTCTGGCGCATCGAGAAGGCGAGGCTGCCGGTGCGCTGCATGCCGATCTTCTCATACTGGTTATCGTCGATCGCCTCGCGGGTGATGACGAAGCCCAGCGAGTAGGCGACATGGGTGTACCGGGTGGTCACGCCCTGCGACATGGAGTCGTATTGCGTGGCTTCGCCCTGTGCCTTGACCGGGGCGAGACCGAAGCCGGTCACTTCCTGGTCTTCCTCGTAGGTCATCTCCGAAGTGAACACGTCGACCAGGTCGGAATATTCCTTCGGGAACTCGGTGTAGTTGGCGCCCCAGCGCGCGTTCAGGCCGGGCCACAGGAGCTTGGCAATGTTGCCAGTGGAAACGACAGACATGGCTTAGACCCCCGCGATCTGGTTGGCGAACTGGTGACGGTTGATCCGCACCAGGAAGCGGCTCGAGGCGGCGCCGGTACCCACGGCAGTGCCCGGGTCGTTGTCGGCGCGGTTGACCATGCCGACGATCTTGAGATCGAGGGTGTTGGTCGTGGCTTCGGTGGTGTTGTCGATGACCGAACCGGACAGGCCGGTGACGGTCGATCCGGCGACCACCGAGATGTTGACGTTGAGGCTGACGTCGTTGGCATTGAGCGGAGTACCGCCCGAGCCCTGCGCCACTTCGAACATCGCGCTCGGGTCGATGTTGACCAGAGCGATGCGCTGGGTGGAGGCGGCGCGATAGACGAGGCTGTCGCGGGTATCGGCGAGGAAGCCGACCACCACGCCGCAGAACACATCACCCGACGCCGCGATGGCGATGTCGGCGAAGGTGCTGCCGTTGATGAACTGGGACGTGCCGACGAGTTTGACGAGATCGCCGACGTAGATGGCGTTGGAGTCGCCGGCCGGCACCGAGAACTGACGGATCAGTCCCGAGTAAACGCCGCCCGCGAGACTGCCAACGGGGCGAAGCCCAATCGGAGCTGCTGCATTGGCCATGATGGCACCCTTTGCGTTCGCGTGGAGCGCGTGGGTGCCGTCAGGTCAGAGGTTGGGCACCTTAGCGATCCCGCTGGATGGAGACGCGGCCCGTCTGCTCGCTTTTCGGAACAGGCTTGCCAGCTTCATCGATGATCGCATTCATCGCGTCATCGATTGCCTTGCTTTGCGCTTCCTTCTCATCGAGACCGGCCCGGAATTCTTCGACGGGCGTTTCCATGAGATATGCGCGGAGCGGTTCCCCATTCGCCTTGGTGCCTACGAGGCGGGAAACCCGCGACCCCTCCCCAGTGCCTTCGATGGAGGTGTCGGTCACGAAGTCATACGCCAATTCCTCGGCGTGCGCAATCCTGTTGCCGGTGTCGTTGACCCAGCGGCGGATAAAGCCTTCGCGTTGGGGTGCGGCGAGCTTGAGCGCGTGCCCGCCGACCGAGGCGCGGCGACGGCGACCGGGCAGCCTGGGGGCAAGGTTCGCGGCCTCGTCGGCGCTGCGTTCAGTAACGGGCGGGCGGCCACGGCGGGCGGGGATGGTTTGGTCGGTCATGGTCATTCTCCGAAGATCGCGGCAGTCTGCTCGGTGCCGCAGGACATGCATTTGAGGTGGAATAGGACATCGCGCTTGTAGGCGGTGAGGGCTTCGCAGCCACAGACGCAGCGGAACACCGCGTCACCCTCAGCCCCTCCGACAGGATAGCGCCAGACACCCTTCATGGTGCCGCAGGCTGGGCATTCCAGTTGCCATGTCCCGGTCGGTGCGACCCCTGCCCATTCGTGTCGGCACCCGATGCAGACCGCTGCCCCTGCGAGGTGTGGTGAACGTTCCTCTGCTGAGGGGAACGGGACGACACTCACCAGCTGTAATCCTTCACATACTGTTCCTTCGTGAAGCCCGGGATGGACTTCACGAAGCGGTCGCACTGGCGCTTGGCCTCGGGCGGCAGGTCGGCATAGGAGCGCCCACCCTTCGCCCCGCCGCGATTGCCGCCGCCCGCGTTCTGCACCGGCGGTTTGTCGGCGAACTTGCGGCTGACCCGCGCGTCGATCTCCTTGAGCGCGGCCTCGAGGCCGCCAGGAAACCGATGCAACGCGCCATGCTCCTTGATCAGATCGTCGGATTGCAGGTCGGCGTAGCGGGTCTTGGCCTCGTCAGCCATGTAGTAGGGGCTGCTGTCGATCCACCGCTTCACCTGCTGTTGCGCGTCGGCCGGGGCATCGGCGGCGGGATCGTCGGCTGACCCGGTCGGCGCCGCGGGCACATCGGCCTTGAGCTCGGTGATCTCCTTCATGACCTTGCGCGCGCCGGCCACGTCGCCGGTCTCGACCGCCTCGTCATGCCGGGCCTGCAGATCCGTCATGGCGCGGGTATAGGCCCGCTCCTCGGCCTTGCTCGCGAAGGCCTGGAACTGCTTCATCGTGCGCTTGAGGTCGTCCATTTCGCGCTTGAGCGCCGCGTTCTGCTTCT